TATCGCCCCAAATCATCATCGGCGTTTGCGTGTGAGCCACGACGAAGTACGGCAAGTTGGGCAAGTAGTCGCCCTTCTTGGCCTTCGCGAAGCCCGTCTTGGTGTTGGACACAGGAATCTCCCCTGAGTGAAAGTGAAAGAACGAACCGGGGGCGACGGCAACGCGCCGCCGCCCCCTGCCAGCCGTTTGGCAGCGAACCCAGCCATCTCGGTACTCGCGACTACTTGTCGCCGCGATACCGAATCTGGAGTTCCGACAGCAGATCGAACGTGACTGCAAGGGACTTCTCGGCGGTATCAAGACCGCCGTTGAACATCCGCTTGTAGTAATCGAGAAGGTCGGCGTGCTTGGCGAGCGCCTGCATCTTGGTCGTGAGCCCGTTGATGCGTGGCCGCTTCTCGGGGTCGGACAGGATGGCCTGAATCTCTTGCTGCATCACGCCGAGATCAGTCACGAGTTGCTCGTTGGTCGCCTCCAGAACTTGCGACTGCACGTTGGGGTCAGACAGGTCGTTGGCCCACATCATGCAGCGGCAACCGGCGTTGTTCATGTCCTGAAACACGGCATCCACGGTCGGAACACCGGACTCGGGGACGAAGAACACGCCCTTGCCATCGGCCAGCCGCACCGCCCGATTCGCCATGACAACGGCGGTCAGAGCCTCCGTGACATCGCGGGCTGGCATGTACAGCAAGTTGGACTGATACAGCGTGTCCAACGTCGTGTCGGCTTGGGGATGACCCAACACGGCAACCACGTTGGGGTGGCTGCCAATGTCCTTGACGAACGCCTGATTGTTCTTGTCCACGCCGATGGAGAACAGGAACTCACGCTGGTTCTTCTTGTCCCCCTTGGTGGTCGCGAAGAACTCGACGCCGACAGCACTGCGAGACAGCGAGTCGGACTTGATGGGAACGCCGGGGGACTTCACGGCGCACTTCTCGACCACTTGGTTGCCGGTTTCCAGCAACGCGGCGTAGTGGTCGATGGGCGGGATCGAGTTGATGCCCACCTTGGACAGCGAAGCCTCGACGGTAGCCCGTGGAACACGGGTAGACCGCCACAGGCTGATGCAACCCGTGAAGGCGAACTGCCTGCCTGTCACGGGAATAGAAACCGTAGCCATGGGAAAGAATCTCCTTTGCTAACGAAGGTAAGAGCCGGTCAAGATCGGGGGTAAAAGAAAACCGGCGCAAGTGGCTCCCCGTGAACCACTTGCGCCGGTATGGGTGAACAGGTTTGCAGTATGAACTACCGCGTCACCTTGCGGATGCACTCGTAGAGTTCCAGCAGTCCGCTAATCGGGATGCCGTTCTCGTAGGCACCATCGCCCAGTTCGTCGGCACCCGGCTTCACGAACGCAATCCGCGCACCGGCCAGATTGCTGAACGTGTCGCCGTCATCGAGAACAACCACGGGCACAAGACCCGGGAGTTCGTTCTCAGGTTGCTCCTCATCGTCCGTTGGGGGATCAACCGCCTTGGGGGTCGCCGCCAACTTGACCTCGGGGACAGACGCCGCCGCCTTGGCGATCTTCTGCTCCTTGGTCTTGGTCTTCGCTTCGGTCTGGCCCGCCAATTCGCGGAGCGCGGAAATCACTTGTTCAGCGTTCACAAACACCGTCCTTTCGTACTTGAAGTGGGAAAATCGGCGGAAAGCCCGCCGGGAGCCGGTTTGGCAGCGAACCCTGCCAATGACTATCTGGCCCGTCGATACGCTCGACGCGCCTTGTCTTCATCGCCACGAGGGACAATGACGGGGTAGCCCGCAGTCTTGTGGGCATACTCCATCAGCACCAACCTCGATGACTCACGGGAACACGACAGGCACACCAAAGCGCGCCCCGTCTCTCGCAAGAACTCGGCCCTATCCGGGGAGAGTTCCCGACAACAGTTGATGCAGTTCAATCGTCCTCCCGCAGAGCAAAGAGGGCCAACTTCCTGCCGATGGTGAACGTCACCATGCCCGTTTCCTGCCACTCAATCCACGCCTTGCAGCATGCGCAAAGCGGTTCGTAGTCCGGGCAACGCTCTCCGTAAAACTCGGTTAGTTCGGTTTTAGTCAGATACACCCTGAGAGTTGCCAGCGTATACCGGTTGCCGTACTCGCTCTGCAAGCGGGCAACTCCCGGGTCTAGTCCTTCCGGGTTAAGGATGCTCGGCTTGTTCATGCTCACCACTCCCTAGAAAGTTCCTGCACCCCAAGCGAGTTCATGTCTACCCAGTGCAGACATTCGATACGCTGGCGATGCTGTTCGATCCAATCGTTGGCCTCGTCTTGGCTGACAAATGGCCCCCAAATCCACGGCATATTGCCGTTCTCCAGACAACACACGGTTACGACGAACTTGGGCATCAGTTCGATGATGGTGTCCTTGGGAATGGGGAGTGTGAACCAGCCCGCGCCCAGATAAGAACCCTGCTCGCTCATCACTCACCCCTCCCTTCTGCCTTGGCGATTGCCTTCTCGGCGTCCCTGATTGCTACAAGATCGCGGGTATCACGCGAGCCAGAATCCACCCACTCTGAGAGACGCGCAGCGCACTGACGCAACGCGGCCAGCAACTCTTGCGCGTGGTACATCACTTCCCACTGCTCATCCGTCACATCATCCCAGTTGTGGTCTTCGTTGTTGGCGGACGGGGCTCCACATGTATGGCACCTCCAACTCATGCCGCACCGCCTTGCGACAACTCGCGGTACTTCGACACGATGGCCTCCACGACGCTATGGTTGGCATCGAACGCGACACGGGCCGCTTCAAACACCTTGGGGATGTCGAGAATGGGGATTTGCATACCGCGACAGTGAGACTGCACGGTATGCTCCACCAGAGCGTCGAAGTTCTTCTTCTGGCGCTTCGTCAGACTTGCGAATCTGCTCATTGGGTTGGCCCTTGGGGTTGCTGGGAACGGGGCGGAACTGGTCGCCCCCGGGGCGGGTTTGGCAGCGAACCCTGCCATGCGACATGCACCCCAACCCAACCCACGCACGACGTAGCACACAGCGTTGCGTGTAGCGCGTTACGGCTTTTCGCGTATCCCGCGCATGGTGGCGTTCGCTGCCAAACGGGGCTTTGCCGGGGACACGCCCCGGATAAGCCACCATCACGAGAGGATATGACCATGCAAATGTGTGAATGTCGCGATCCGGGGTGCCCTTCCTGCAAGGGCACATGCCCGCAGCCCGCCGTCTGGATCATGTACCGCTTGGACATGGAAGATCAGACCGGAACGCCGATGTGTGCCGAGTGTGCCGGTGACGCTGTTAATTCGGGGTTGTACGGCTCGAAGGCCATCGAGCAGTTGGAACCCGTGAAGGCCAAGTCGCCCCGTCAGGAGCGCACCATCACGATCATCAAGGACGAGGGATTCGATGACACCATGGCCGAATACCACGGCCACACCGCCTTCCAGAACGCCATTGGCTATCTGGCTGAGTGGAACATGTGGGCCAACCGATTCGGCAACGTGACGATCCACTGCCAACCCGGTCGCAACGGCAGCCAACCGGAGATCGGGGCGTCCTACACGAAGACTAGGCCCAACACGGCGGTTATCACCGACCGGTACTTCATTTGCGCCATCTTCTGGCCGCAAACCGAGAAGGAACTGGCGAAGTTCACGTTCCACTCGTGAACCCCAACCCCTTGCTCAACCGCGATCCGGTGCATGGGTGTACCACGGACGGTACATCCGGCACCGATCTCGGGTTGGCCGGGTTCGCTGCCAAACGGGCTTGCGGCGGGCAAAGCCCCGATAACACATTCCCTTCCCCAACCGGAGAAAGACGATGATTTTCATCCCACTGTCCCGTGCCCATGACATGTTGAGCCGTAGCCTGAACCGCCAATCGCTCGGCGGTTTGAATAGAGTTCCGACGCTGACCGAGTTTCGCGTCATGTCGGACAAGAGACGCGCCAAACTCGCCAACCTCGTGCTGAAGTTGGCGGTCCCGCAGGATCAGGGTTGCAAGGGGGACAACCAATGACCATCAGCGATTGCACGTTCGACGGTTGCGACCCATGTTCCTGCGATTGCGACGAGTGCCTTGTCGCAAGAGAGTTCGGCATGACGGAAGCGGAAATCGACCAACTTGCGGAATACACCGCGCTGGACAGTCTGCGAGACGATGCCAAGGCCATGGGCTACTAGCCCAACCGCACAACGCCGAAGCCGTTCCCTACGTCACCAAATGGCGATTGCAAGCGCCGCGTAGGCCATAGGCCCACATTGGAACGGTATAACCCAACGCGCTCCTAGGACACCGTGTTGGCTCTGTACCGGGGATGTTCGATACCTCCCGGCGTTTCTTTCCACGCCCCAACCCAACCCTCTGATTCACACGGGTCATAGGTGTCGCGGTTGGGGCCAGCGTCCATCCCGTCACGGCGAGCCCCTCCGACATAGTTGGGAGGGTTATCTGCCAAACGGGCTTGTGGCGGGCAGAGCCCCGCTAACGGTATCGCCCCGGCCGATTATCGGGGCACAGTGTGAAAGAGGGTATCCAACATGGCTCGCATTGATTCCGACCGTTCCAACGAAGACGAAAACGCGCTCATCGCCCAACTGCGGGCAGAACTGGCCGCGCTCAAGGCCGAAAAGGAGCGCAGCGAGAAGAAGCCCGGTTTCCATCCCAAGCCGGTAAAGACCTTGAAGAAGGATGGTACCGCCATCGAGCGCCCGGCCCGGTATCAGGCCGAGCGTATCCTGCCGACCGGGAAGGTAGTGTCGCTCTATGTCGGGGCTAACGGGCTTCTGACCACGGGGGGGCATTTCGGCACCTATGGGGTCGTGGCATGGGCCGACGAAGACGATACGCTCGCGTATCTTCAGGATACCGGCCCGGAGGGATACGCCGCCGACCGTGAGCGTATCCGCGCTACGGGCTACTGGAGCGTGAAGCCCGCGAAGTAGGACGGCTGCACGGCCCCGGGATGGCGCGCCATGGACGGCGCGCCATCCGGGAGGCCGACCGCGCCACACTCTCCGGCCCCGCGTTCGGGGCTCGCGACGGCCGAAAGTTCTATCGGCCTTGACGCAAACCCTTGCTGGCAAACGACTTGCGACCGATGACCCCTCCGGCCCCCATTGAGCGGCGCGACCCGCTCACGTTCACCCCCTAGATTTTTTCCCAAAAACCTCAAGGGGGTCAGGCTGGTCGCTTTCGCAACGCTCCCGTCTCGGGCAACACGGGCGACACCCCGATCTTGACATCCCCGTACAACAGGGGCGTGAGCCTCGACATTAACACTCCTCGGGGGCAGAAATCGCTGGAGTACGCCCAGCGGTGTGCCGAGATTTGGTGTTCCCACAACCCGGGCTGGCAGTACATCGTCACCCCCGAGAACTCTGACAGTTCCATAGACGGTGTGTTGGTAGACCCCGGGCTGACCGTCCGCGCCATCGTGGAGCAAAAGAGCCGGGATATGTCCCGGGTGCAACTCGCGGAGTTCAAGGACGAGTGGCTGGTCACGATGGATAAACTCGTGCGGGCCAGCGGTGTGGGCCGACAGTTGAGAGTCCCCCTCGTCGGGTTTCTCTACCTTATTCCAGACGAGTGCTTGTTAACTAAGCAGTTGGCCGACGCGGAAGGGCTGTTCGTTGCCAAGTTCCGGGTCGATAGAACCACGACGCAGGCCACGATCAACGGCGGCGAGGCTGTCCGGGCGAACGCTTACATCGACATGGCCGGGGCCAAGGAGTTCACGGCCCGATCTTGACATCCCATTACAACTAGGGGGAAGGAGCGATTTGCTCTGTTTTCCCTGAAGGAGATAACCCGTGCGTTACCTGTTCGTCGCCCTGCTCTCCCTGTGCCTTTCGTCCCCCGCCATGGCTGCCTGCCACGGGCGCTGCCCCATCCGGTCGGCCGGTGCCACCGTGGTCAAGGCTACAAAAAAGGTCGTGACCGCCCCCGTCCGGGCCATCCGCCACCGCTGATCCCCGACACTCAAACCATGGAAAGGAGGTAATAACCATGGCGAAGTCTTCCATGCCGAAGCCGCAGCCCAAGCCGTTCAAGCCCTTGAAGGGCGGAAGCGGCAAGATGGGTTCCTCGTGCAAGAAGAAGTAACCCCGTGACTTCTTACCCCGCCCCGTGTCTGCCCAAGGATGCGGGGCGGGGATTATCCAGAGAGCGCAGGTGCGGCGAGGTGATGTTTTTCCGGTTTCCTGTCACGAACACGACGCCGAAGCGGAACCGGGACAGGTGTCGTGCGTCGCGCCTGCGCCTCGCGGCCCATCTCATTCAGTAAGAAAAACAAGTGCGTTTTAATCACAGAATCACGCTGCCGGATTCCCGCCCATGACCCCAATGAACCACCGGCTTCTACGCCCCAGCAAAGTCGTGGCCGGGGCCGTGGCAGAGCAGTTCAAAGAATTCACGACGTACAATCCAGACGTTTTGTATTCTTTCGACCAAATTTTGGTGCCACAGTCCGATTATTCAAACTACCCGGAACTACTAAACGTAATCCAACTGGCTGCGTTCAGCATCGCATACGGACTGCCATTTAATTGCACATGGCAGATTATGGGCGCAGTGTACGACCCGCCGGTTGCGCCCAGCAGTTTCTATTACTACTTTGCACCCGTGCGCGACCCCAACGAAAAATGGGGTCTGCCATTTGGGTCGGTGGAAGAAAGTGAAGTTACGGAAACTAGCGTATCTGTTTCTTACAACGAAAACCCTATGGGCAACACTCCGCTGTTGTTCAACGGAAATGGCGAGTGCATTACCGCTGAAAAACTGCTGGGCGACGATAGCCCTTGGGATATAGATGGCCTTGGGGGTCGCTCTATGGCTGTTGCCGGTGGGGTGCAGATTTTGTGGCCTCAGAAGCGATACAAAATTAGCCAAGACCCGGCGAAGGGGGCAGCGTGGTGCGTCAAGCGTACTGTGGTAATAGACAACAACGAGGAAAAGATTGCCAGTTTAGCGGCCGACATATGCACTATTGTGGACATTTACCATTTTCGGACGGGCTACACCGGGGGGATCGCAGGCATTGAGGATTCATATTCCGTTGGCTCCTCTGACTTCCCACACGTCCTGTCTGGTGGCCCCCCAACAGGCGGCTGGAGTCCGGGGGACGATCTTCCATGAGGCTCTATACCCTAGAGGAAATGCAAACCCTCAACCCGCCGGGTTTCAAGGTCTATTTCACACCAAGGTCGGAGCAATCCCACCCGCCGATCTCGCACCGGCGCGAGTTTTCCGCGAGGGAAGCGATGGTTTTTTCTGCCATCACTGACGAGATTCGGAGGGCTAACCCTGCGCAAATCGGCCTGCGCTGTTGGGCTATTGGCAGTCGCATAAACGGACGCTGGCGAACCAGAGAGCAGTCAGAAATGTTCGCCGCCGAGGGCTACCCGCTGAAATACTCCGATTGGGATGTGGCTACAAACGCCAAGAAATTTCCAACACGGCAGGCTATCTCGCAGGCGTTGAGCCAGTACGGCGAAGCAGGCCATGTGACAGCGTACAAGAAAAGGCCACAAACGGCCGTCCCGCTTGATGTGCAGGGGGTAATCTGGAGTGCTGTGATTGGTTCGGTTATCGGGGGTTGGTGGTCGCGCATTGCGCGGTGGTTCAGCAAGCCAAAAACATGAAACAGCCACCCCCTACCCTAAGCCCTGCACTGATAAAGCAGACCGCTGGGGGGCAGTCACCGGCCGCAAAGCGTGAGGGTGGTTCGCTCCGAGACGCGGGCGCGCCGACAAAGCATCACGCAGCGGGTGAGCCGGGGCATTTTTCATATGAGAAAAACGACGTTTCGCGCTGAGTTTTCAATATGATCGGTGCGCTATAGAGCGAAAGGAGAGGCGGATGGCGAGCAGGGACGTTGTGGAGCGGATCGACGCTTGGCTGGAGGAGGACGATGCCGTGGACGCCGACCAGACCTTGCGCGACGCCCGCCGCGAAATCATCAGCCTCCGAGCCGTGATTGCGGTTCTGCAAGAAGCCAAGAATCAAGTCTACGTTTCGTCCGCAGCCCACCCGGACGCTCACTGAATGAGATTTCCCGATTGGATTGTTGCTTGGGCTATCGAACTGGGGCTCATTACACTGGCTTGGATGATGGTGGTTTTTGCAGGCCGCATCATGGGAGTTATCTAGGAACCGGGAGAATTAACAGTGATTACCTCGACCGTCACCGGCAACGTGGGCCGCGACCCCGAAACCCGCAACACGAAGACCGGCAAGGCGATGGTGTCCTTCTCCGTTGCCAGCACCACTCGCAAGGAAGGCCGCGAGCCCGAGACAACGTGGGTGGACGTTCTGTGCTTCGATGAACTGGCGCAGGGCGTGGTTGCCCAACTTCACAAGGGGGCCAAGGTTGTGGTCACGGGCCAAATGGCCTTGGAGCAGTACGAGAAGAAGGACGGCACCCCGGGCCACTCGCTTCGGCTGATCGCCAACGAGGTCGCCCTGTCAATGCGAGCCGCGAAGAACTACGAGGAAGACGAGCCGCGATTCTCAAAAAAGGAGTCTCGCGAAAGCCGCCAGCCGTGGTAGGCAGTCCATAAAAAGGTTGTCCGACCCCTAGTTGGAATAGTCCAACGCATCCGAAGGAAAGGGGGTGATCCAGTTGATGGATAGGCAACCGAGTGACATGCCACCCGACGAAGACTACGACAAGTTCCGACAGGCGGTGTGGGCGAAGTTGCCCATGCGGAAGTGGTTGGTGGGGCGCGAGAAGGTTCTCGACTGCGTTGCGGTCGTGGTTCAGGAATGGCCCGATGACGGGTTTGCTCTCGCTGATTCCGGCCATGCCCAAGAAGCGGCGGTGGTCAAGTCCCTCATGGCCGACGTTAAGCGGCATCTCCATCTGGCGTATGGGGAGCAGCAGTTCGGCTTCATCTGGACGATCATTCTCCAAGCAGTTTTGTACGAGGTCATCGTGATGATCCTCGATTGGTGGCGGCAGAAGAAAGCCAACCGGATGGCATTGCTCAAGTGGCAAAAGCACTGGCGAAGTAAGGGCAACTGATGGAAGACATCTACTCCGGTTCCGATCCCGGTTTGATCGCGTATCTGAAGAAGATGCAGGAAGTCCCGCGCTATCCCCTGCCGCGACCGTTCCAAGAACTGGCCGGGATCGCCGCCCCGCTGACAGCGTACCCCCGCGACTTCCCCGAGATGCGGGAGTACGAAGACCGGGCTCGTGCGGTGTGGGAAACGCCCTCGATCCGGGTTGGCGAACAGATGATCTCACCGGCCGACTACTACCTTGCGCAGCACAAGGCCAGCGTAGGGTCAGAGGAGGCGGATTGGGGGAGTTCCGAAAGGGCTCTCAAAGAGACGGGGCTTGGCAAGTTGGTAAGCGGCGGCGAACTTGACTCGGCTCTGCAAGACACGCTCGACACGCTCCGCAGCCAAGGAGTGGGCGGAAGCGACGAGTTGTTCCCGGGCCAGACGCTTGAGCAGCGAAACGCTCGCGCTCGCGGCAATCTTCCGCAGGACATGCGGTACGTCACCAGCGAGAACATGGACAGAAACCTTCTCGCCACCCGCGCCTACAACATGCTCACGGCGATGCGGGACGAGCCCGAGTTCAAGCCCGACTTTGCCTCGCCAACTTCTGCGTTGCACTCCGTACTCGGCAGCGTTCTGAACCCCGGGGCTCGCGCAGTTGCGGGCGATCCCGGCTCCGATACGCGCAGTCTGGCCTACTCCCGCAACATTCAGTCGATGCTCAATCCGCTTCAGGCCCGGGCTCAAGAGGCTTTGTATTGGGACAAACTCGCGGACGAGCAGAAGAAGGCCGGGACGTACAAGGATTCGCTGTTCGGCGGCTACTACCCGCAGTTCTCGTGGACAACCGGCGTTGGAGCCCAGCGGCAGGGCGAGATGGACAACGCCAACCTCAACACCTACGTCGGGAGTTTTCTCGGGCCGCAGTACCTCTCGGGCACGCCTGTCCTCGGGCTTCCGGGCAGCGATTCGATCCGAACTCTGGCCCTCAACTTGCGCCGGGAGGTGCCCGTTTTACCGGAGGGCATGGACTCGCTGACCGCCGCGAAGACCCGCCGCCAGTTGGACACATACCTCAACAGGCAGGAAAACCAGTACATGGCAAACAAGCCGATGTACCAGCGGGCATGGAACGACGCGATGGACAATCTCGGGGACGCCGGTTTGCCCACCTCGGGGGCGAAGTTCAGCCGGTACTCCTACCCCACGCCGCTGGAGAACACGGCTGTCAACGCCCCGAAGTATTACTTCGACCCGTTGACGGCTGCGACCCTCGGGGGTGGGTTACTTCGCTCGGCCGGGAAGATGGGGGCCAAGGCATACGGCAGCGCTGTAGCCCGCAATTTCGTGGAGGATCAGCCCTTTGAAACAGGCATCGCAGCCGGTATTTACTCCCTGAACAAGCCGTACTCGGATGACCCGACAGCGCTTGTTACCACGCCGTTCGCGGACGCCGGGGTATATGACCAAAACGGCCAGCCAGCCGATCCTAACAGCCCCGAGTACCCCGCCATCCTCGCCCGACACCGGGCTGATACAGAAAAATTACTAGGGGGACTGATAGATACCTCGTCACAATACTACGGCACCCGAAAACCACAGGGAGGCCGTGATGGCGGACGAGGAAGTAACAGCCGAAAATGACACAGATGTTGGCCTGCCGGATGTTCCAGAGCAGGCTACGGAAGCAGCGGCCCCAGTAGAGGCCGAATCTCCTGTTTCCAGCAGTCCCCTCGATGTTTTCCGCTCCCAGCCCGGGTTTGAGGGGGCCAGCGACCAAGACATTGTGTCGCGGATTCAGGAGTCCATGGCCCGCGAGCAGCAGGCTTACCGCGCGCTCCAGCAGTACCAGAGTGTTATCCCGGCTGCGAGCGAATATCTCTCCAACCGGGAACTCTTTGAGCAGTGGAAGCAGAGCCGGAATCAGCCGCAGGCGGCTCCGGTGGCCCAGCCGCAGCCCCAAAAAGACCCGTGGTGGAACCCGCCGAAGGTAAAAGACTCGTACCGGCAGTACATCACACGCGACGAGAACGGCCGAGAGGTCATTTCCGAGCAGGCTCCGATGGAGGCCCGCCATGCTCTGGCCGAATATCAGGCTTACAAGGCCGATTTCGCCCGGAAATTCCTTGAAGACCCGCAGGGCGCGCTCGGCCCCATGGTCGAGCAAATTGTGACGGATCGAGCCCAAAAGATTGCAGAACAGCAAATTACCGGGCTCAAAGAGGAGACATATGTCTCACAGATTGAGCAAGAGAACAGGGATTGGCTGTACGACCAAGAAGGTCGTGTATCCCGCGAGGGTCTTCTTGTCCAGAAATATATTGAGGACGCAAGGGGTCAAGGCATCAACGGTGCCAAGGCCCGCTGGGATTATGCGACCGCGATGGTTGAACGAGACTTGGCCCTCGCCAATCTCCAAAACCTGATGCAGCAAGCCCAAGCGACAAACCAGCCCGCCCCGCAGCAACCGCAGCAACCGCAGCCGGTGGCACCACAGCCGTCAGCCGCACAGCAAAACATGGATTTCCTGCGAAAGCAGGCACAGAGAACAGCCCCGCGAAGGGCAAACCCGGCATCTGACTCAAGAAACCCCAAGAAGCCCATGAGTTTCGCGGACAGGATGCTGTCCAACATGAACTCGATGGGTCTTGAATAAGAAAGGTTAACAAAACATGGCCTCCCCTAACGATTGGGCTCGCGCGATTGCCACGACCATCGTCCAGCACACGCGGGAGGAGGAAATTGCCGTCTTTCGGCGGTTCAAGGTGTTCTCGATGCTGGAAGCGTCGGGCAACATTCTGATGAATCAGAACGGCCGGGGTTTCGACTGGAATGTAAGATTCCGCAACGCCCCCGTAACGGGCAATAGCGGAGACACTCCCCGCACATTCAATCGCGTGAACATGTGGAAGCGAGCAGAACTTCCATGGCGCGGGTTTACGACAACCGATCTTATTTATCGCCGGGAGATGTTAGAGAACCGGGGTCAGTCCGCCCTCGTCAACATCGCCTCGCAGATGGCGAACCGGCTCCAAGAGTCGCTTGAGCAGTACCTCTCGTACCAGCCCTACGTCGATGGTAACGCCAGCGGTAACGAGAATTTCTTTCACGGGATGCTCTCGTTTCTTGGATACGACGGCACCATCAGCACGGCCTCTGGTCAGGATGTGAAGACCAATCCCGCCGAGAAGCGCACGTCGAGCAACGGCGCGGACAAGTTCGGCTTCCCGTCCGACAACTACGCTGGGCTCGACACTACGCTCGGCTCGTATGGCGGCGGTCGCCTGCGTCCCGCAGTTGGTGCCGACAAGGGCATGTTCCCCGATGTGCCGGTGACGGAAGACTACGACTTCTACTCGCCCATCATCATCAACTACAACTCGACGGGCTACACGAGCACTGGTTCGTGGGGCGGCGCAAGCGGCACGGCCGTCGCTGCAACGCGCGAAGGCATCCACCAGTGCAAACGCAATGACACCCGCGAGAGCCAGATCGACATGGTGGTTCTCGACCGGAAACTTTTCATCCAGTATTTGAACAATCTGGAGTCGAAGGAGCGTGCCCTCGTCACTCGCGAGAACGGCCTTCGCCAGTTTGGTTACAACGATGTATTTGAACAGGACGGCGTGGAAATCACGACCGAGGCAGCGGTTCCGAGCGGCCTCGGATTCGGAATGAGCATCGGGAACATGGAACTCCGATGCTTGGAAGACCAACTGTTCATGGCCGAAGGGCCGTACTTTTCAGAGGAAACACAGGCGTTCAGGTACGCCTGCTCGACCCTCGGCAACTTCCGCTTCAAGAGCCCGAGAAACTTCTTCCTTCTCGCGCCCATCACCTGATCCGAACCTCTGACTTAGGAGCATCTAAAGCATGTCTTCAATCTTTTCTGATCCGGGCTGGACGCGCGGTCGCACACTGCTTCAAGGCGAGTTGATCGAGTTCGCTGACTCCCCGACGAACTCGCAGCCGACCGCTGGCGGCGAACTCGTGGGGGCCGTCAAGGTCTTCCAAGATGTGAACCCAACGACGGGCCAGCGTCTTAGCAACCGCCTCGTGTACTGCGTGGCCGCGCGGTACAAGGGGGCCAGCAACCTCGACGCGACTGCCAATGCGGGCCGTCCGTATGTGTTTGCTACGACCAGCACCGACAGCCGCGCGGTTCCCGCACTGTCCGAGTTCTCGGCTGTCGCAACCACGACCGATGTGAACACCAACGGCCTCACGATTGGGATTCTTGACGAGTACCTCACCGGCACGGTTCGTCCGAACGACATCGTGTGGTTGGTGGTCAAGGGGCCGACGCAGGTCAAGACCACCGCTGCCGCCGTCGCGGCCGGTCGCCCGGTTGAAATCTCGGGAACGTCCGGTCAGGTGGTTCAGCGCAGCACCGGCACGCCGGTCGGATCGCATCTCGGAACGTCAGCGTCTTCCACGACGGCAGACACCATGATCCGCGTCAACCTGTTTGGCGACGTTGTGACCGGCGCTTGAGCCGAGCAATACACACCGCAATGGTAACGGCCTGCTGGAAAACCCGGCGGGCTGTTATCATTTACAGACCATGGTAAATCCGACTCCGCGTGAGAAGGTCTGCATCCGGTGCGGCAACCAGTATCCGCACACCAAGGACAACTTCTTCCATCACAAGCGGGATGGCCTCACAGGCGTCTGCCTAGCCTGCCACAAGGCCGAGAGAAGGCTGGCCGTTAAAAAGGCCGCTTCCAAGAGAAAGGCCAATCTGAGGGCCATAGAGACGGCCGGTGTCGATTTGTACGCCAAATTGGCCCAAGCGGGAGGTTCCAACATTCCGCACAGTGCCGAACTCGTGGAGAAAGTCTGCGAGTATTTTGGCGGCGTGGCCGGTTTCGCGGCCGTTATGGTCAAGCAGTATTACGACGCCAAGCCCGGGACAAGCACCCGCAACAAGTTGCTGGAGACAGTTACCCGGCTCATCAGCGTTAACGTGGACGCGGGCGGGGCAAAGAAACCGCTCACGCTCTGGACAGAGGACGAACTTGAAACCGAACTGCGTGACCGATTCCGGCAGGCAGTGATTTCACAAAGGCTGGTGATTGATGCCAAGGAAGCACCCCCCGCAGAGCCCCCCCAAGATTCCCCCGATCCCGACGCTGACGCAGCACCAGAAGGACAGGATCAAGGAACTGCAATCGGAGATACGGGAGCGGAAACTGGAGGCGCTGCGGCTCTACCGCCCGACGCCGATGCAGGAGCAAGTCCACCAGTGCAGGGCGAGTGAAATCCTCGTCATTGGTGGCAACCGCTCTGGCAAGTCCCTTTGTACGTTCGTGGAGGATGCCCGCGCTGTTTGCGGAGAAGACCCGTACAACAAATATCCCAAAACCGATGGGACGCTCATTATTGTCGGGAAAGATTACAAACACATCGGATTGGTGGTTTACCCGATGTTGTTTCGCGACGGGGCGTTCAAGATAATCAAGGACTTGCAGACCGGCGAGTGGCGGGTTTTCGACCCGGGGACTGACGGCGACCGGTTCTTCGAGGCCCGCCCCGCGCCGCCCCTGATTCCACGGCGGTTAGTCAAAAGCAAGTCGTGGGTCTTGAAGTCCGCCCAGTACATCCAACAGGCGGTGCTTCACACCGGCTGGACGATTTACTTCTTCTCCAGCGAAGGCGAGCCCGTACAAGGTTTTTCCGCCTCTCGTGTACACATTGACGAGGACATCAACAACGAGAATTGGGTGCCGGAACTCCAAGCACGCTTGGTAGACCGCAAGGGAAAACTGTGCTGGTCAGCCATGCCGCACAGCACGAATAACGCGCTGCTCGGGCTCAAGGAGCGGGCCGAGGAGCAAGAGGCACTGCACGGCGAAGACTCCCACATCCGGGCGTTCAAGTTGCGGTTCTTGGACAACCCATTCCTCGATGCCGTTGAAAAGCAGAAGTCCATCGCCCGGTGGGCAGCCATCGGTCAGGACACACTGCGGCAGCGAGCCGAGGGCGACTTCATCGTTGACTCGGTTCTCATGTACCCCAACTTCGACATGGCGGTACACGGCTTCCCCCGGGAATCACTGGAGAACGGGCAAGTCCCTGAAAACTGGACTCGATACGCCATCATCGACCCGGGCCACACCGTTACCGCAGTCCTGTTCGCGGCTGTCCCGCCGTCCGATGACATGGTTTTGCTTTACGACCAACTGTATTTGAGGCAATGCAACGCCAAGGTGTTTGGCGAGGAGTTCGACAAGAAGGTTCGCGACCACAACTTCCATGCGTTCATCATTGATGCGCATGGGGCGAGGATCAGAGACATCGGCTCCGGGCGGCTGCCCAGCGAGCAGTACACCGAGGAACTCGTCAAGCGGCAAATCTCCAGCCACATCACGGGCTCAAGTTTTCTTGCTGGCTGCGATGACATCCCGGCCCGAACGGAGGCGACCCGGGTGGGCATGTACGTTCGCCCCCAATCGGGGACTCCGTTCCTGCGGGTGTTATCTAACGCCGTGCCGGATTTGGAGAGGGAGATCAAGAGGTATCGCAAGAAGGTGAACTACGTCTCGGGAGTTCCGGTGGTTACAGATGCCCCAAACACCCGGGGAGAATGTCACATTGTTCAGTGCTTGGAGTACCTCCTAGCCTATCGCCCCCGGTATCACACGCCCCCCGCCCCGAAGCAGGCAGACCCATGGTGGCTGAAATGGGTGGAGCGCCGCCGGAAAAATCTAGGGCTAGACACCCCCGGTTACATAAACTTGGGGCCAATGTCTGGAGGTACATGACATGGAGACATGGGATATGCCGGTTCCCCGCGCTGGGGACATCGTTCTGTTTTCGCCCGACCCCAAGAACTTCGACAACGCCACCATCGGGTTCTGTTACAAGCGGCCCGGTAGCAGCACCATCGACATCTTGGTGTTCACGCCGACCGGATGGGTAGACCGCCGGTCAGTCCACCACAGGGACGATCCGGGCTGGATCGAGGCCAAGCACTGGAACGACGATGGTGCGTGGGACTTTGCCCCCATCACCAAGGACATCCAGAAAGCCGTAACAGCGGCCACCGCGAAGGAACGCATGAATGTCAACAGCAAGTGACGTTCTGCGGACGTTGACCCGCGTTTGGGTTAAGAAACTCAACGCTGCGGTAGCGTACAAGAAAACCTTCTCGGATGACGCCAAAGAGGCGTCGATGTTCTTTGACGCCGAGCATAACTGGATGTGGAAGGACTCCTATGCCCGGGGAGAGAAGGGATTTACCAACTCTATCCAGCCCCCGAACTTCCGTATTCAGGTCAACAAGGTTTTTGAACTGCTCGACATCTATGGGGCAGTCATGTACCACCGGAACCCCACCCGCACGGTGACGGTTCAGGAGCATCCCGACCTTCCGCCAGCCGCGTTCGGGATAGACGTTGAAGCCATCGCCATGAATCCGGCGGCGTTGACCCCGGAGCAAATGCAAATCCTCCAGATGACCGTGGAGGAGAAGAAGCGGGCTGAGATGCGCCGGGCTGCGGCAATGCTTCTTGAGAAGTATTTGTCTTGGACACCGCAGGAACTCGACCTGAAGCGACAAGGCCAGAAGTGGGTGCGGGAAGCCCTGATGAAAGGGCTCGGGGTGATGTGGACAGAACTCGTCACGCTGGAGACTTCCGGTGACGGCACCCGACCGCCCATCCGCATGATCGGGTCTTTCTACGACACCGTGGACAACTTCTTGGTTGATCCTGATTGGGACAACATGGATGACATCCTGTGGTGCGCCCGCAAGTGCGTCCATCCAATCGAGCAAGTTGCGGAGGAGTACGGCATCCCCGAGGAGGAACTGAAGAAGCACCTCGACAGCGGCCGTGAGGTCAAACTCGGGAAAGAGCCCAAGGGGAAGAACAAGGGCGAGGCGACCAACGAACTCATCACCTACTACAAGATTTGGTCGAAGACGGGCATGGGGGATCGTTTCAAGAACGCCCCCAAGCAGTTCAAGGGAATTTTTGACGGGCTCGGCAAGTACGCCTACCTCGTCATCTGCGAGGGCGTAGACCGGCCGCTCAACATGTCCCCGGAACTCATCGAGCAGTCCGAAGAAGGAGTCTCGGACGAACTCATCACCAAGACCTCGTGGCCCATCCCGTTCTACGTTGATCCGGGCGGGTGGCCGTTCACGCCACTCGGTTTCCATTGGAAGCCGGGGTACTCGTATCCCATCTCGCACATCCGGCCCGCTATCGGGGAATTGAGATTCCTGAACTGGGCAATGTCGTTTGCGGCGACCCGGCTTGCGACAAGTTGCGAAACGATGATCGCCTGCCAGAAGGCTGCCGACCAGACGATCAAAGACCAGATTCTCGCGCCGAGTGAGGGCGGGTTCAAAATCATCGAACTCTCCGAACTGCTCGGGCGTGGGGTGGGCGACATCATGTCGGTGTTCCAGCCGCCGCCGATGACGCAAGACGTTTGGCGCGTCATCGAGTCGGTTAGCGAGATGTTCGCCCAACGCACCGGGCTCACCGAACTCATGTACGGCGCAACACGCTCGGCTTTCAGAAGTGCCAGCGAGGCGCAGATCAAGAGCGAGAACATCTCGATTCGGCCCGACAACATGAGCAATACGCTTGAGGACGCCATGTCCACGCTTGCTCGACGCGAGGCGCTTGCGGCCCGCTGGCTACTGGAGCCGGGTGACGTTGCGTCTGTGCTGGGGCCGACCGGCGCAATCGCGTGGCAGAACTTGGTGATGAAGACCGATCTCATTGAATTGACCCGGGACTTCATTTTCCGCGTCGAGGCAGGGAGCGCGCGGAAGCCAAACAAAGCGACTCGCGTGGAGCAGATGCAGATGGCGGTGCAGACGTTGGGGCCGATGGTGTCGCAGTTGGTGGGGGCAGGGATGATAGAACCTTACAACGCCCTGATGAGGGATTGGGCGGCGAGTCTCGACATTGATGCCCAGCCCTACATGATCCCGCCCCCTGCCCCGCCAGCCGCGCCGCCTTCCGCGCCTCCCTCCCCGGATGAGCAGGCTGCGGCGGCGGGGCCGGATCAACCGCCGCCCGCGTGAACAGCAAATCAGAAAGCAAACGGTGGCAAAACCTTTGGGGGCGCTACCGGATAACAAAGGCCGCTTACGAGCGGTTGGCGTCCAGAAATAACGGTAGGTGCGAGATATGCGACTCGCCCCGAAACATCTGCGTTGACCATTGCCATGACACCAGCATCGTCCGAGGGCTCGTCTGCCGAGGTTGCAACGCCGCCCTCGCCGCGTTCGGTGACACCCTCGCGGGCGTCCGCCGCGCGATCAACTATCTCCGAAGACACGAGCGACGTTCCCGGGGAGGTTCTAAGGGCCGGAAAAGAAGCGGTGTCCATGTACGTTCGATTACTGTCCGAAGGCTACGGTCACAGATGGGCGGAAATGTGCTGCCTCCAAGCCCCTCCCGGCGTAAAGGGGACAGATCGCGCCGTCATGCAAGGCCGCTACAACCAAGAGTGGTTGAGCGCGATGCCGAAAGATCAAGCCGACGCGATGGTGCGCGAGGCAAAAGCGGCGGGCATTAATATCTCGGGCAAGTTCTACATGTCCGGTCTGGCCGACAAGCGCGGCCACCGCGATCCGGCGGCGTGGATCGACTCCTCTGCCGACATCAGGAAGGTCGCCCGGGAACGCAATCTCACCGTGCGCGGGATTGTGGAGCATCAGGGGACTCCGATGCCCCCGCCCAAGCCCAAGGGGCTCTCCGAAAAACTCACCCGGGAGATGATGGCGAAGGAGCGCCTGATGAACCCGGGCAAGAAACTAAGTGACGGCGAACTCCGCGAGAAGGTGCGGGCCAAGTACGGATACAAGAGGCCCAAGGCATGAACACCGCCCAAGACCTCGTTGACCATCTGCTTACCGCAACCGGCGGCGGCGCACAGGACGGCGAACACCGGGCGGTTCGCAGCGCTGTGGTTCATGGCGTGCGCGAGGTGTTTCAGTCGCGCCAGTGGCTATGGCACACGAAGACCAACTCGTTCTCGACGCAGCAAGTCTCCACGACCGCGACGATGACAAGCGGTAGCGCCACTATCACCGTGACATCCAACGCCAGCCAGTTCGTGGAAGGCCGCATCGTGGTGTTCGACACCAGCGGGTTCTTCGCGTACACGCCGAGGGTGGTCAGTGTCAGTGGCAACAGCGTGACACTCGACCGGCCAGCCCTGCAAAGCGGAACCTCCACCGTCAAAGTCCAGACGTTCTACAACCTCCCCGCAAACGTCAAGGACATCGACTCGCTGATGACCGAAACGGTCGGGACGTTGCATTTCTACGTCACGCCGCAGGAGTGGATGCAACTGCAAGTAAACACGCGGGGCACGGGCGAACCCTACTACTACACCGTGATGCGGAGCGACACCGACCCCAACCGGTTTCAGATTCGCTTCGTGGGCGTCCCGCAGGATGGAACCGTGGTTCTCTACACCTACCGGTACATCCCTGACGAGATTCGGCTGATGGGCTACGAGCCGTCGTGCAGGCAGGGCACCGTCAGCGTGTCGGCCAACACTGCGATTGTCACCGTTGCGGGGAACACGCTTCCGCCAATCATCGGGTACTCGGCTATTCGCTTCGGCACGGCCACGACCGAGGCTGACCCGCCGGGGGCTCTCAATCCTTTCGTGTACGAGCGGCAGATTTTAACCCGCGACTCAAACACGCAACTGACCACCACAACTACGCTCCCTGTCGCGCTGACCACCGTCAAGTACGCCATCTCCGACATCATCGACTGCTCGCCGCAGATGTGGACTGCGATGCTGTCAGCCGTGGAGATGTGGTACGCCCGACTCGCAGGCAAGCCAGCCGGGGACGCCGTAGCCCTGTTTAATCGCGATTTGCGATTGGCAATGGAGAACGACGTTGTTTCTCCGATGAGCGGTCGCCAGTACGTCACGCACTACCCGACGCCTCGGACGCTGGGCTACCACTCCGATCCCCTTGGCGACGTAGGTGGTTGATGCCTAGCCTGCAAATTAAAGATTGGCTCGGCCTTGTCACGGCGGCGAGCCCGTACCGGGTTCCACCGGGCGGGAATGTCAGCCAGAACAATCTTCAGATTCTTGTGCCCGGGCAGATGCAGCAGCGCCCCGGGAAAGACACCA